GTCTCGGTCTGTTTCTGCCTCTTTTTTTTGCAAGCTCCCCAGCCATGGTCGGAGGGCCGGCTGATGAAAAGGGCGGCGCTGAAGAGGCTGTGGAGCCCGGCGCGGCTCGCCGTAGAGCTCCAGAAGACCGCCGCCGGCGCGGGGATCACCGAGGCGGTGATCCGCGCCGACGTCGAGGCCGGCGCGCCGGCGAACCGGCGAGGCCAGGTGGACCTGGTCAAGTACACGGCGTGGCTGCTGCGGCAGCACGGGTACGGAGCGAAGGGAGGATGAACGTGGGGAGACAGGTATTTTGCAAACATAATGTTTTGCCCGGCCAGTGCCGGGTGTGCGAGTTAGAGGCGGAGGTCAAGCAGTTGCGGGAGGCGCTGCAGGAAGCATATCGCCTGCACGTTGGGGAGCATCATTTGGATGCAGACGCGATAGCCTTCCCCTGCCGCTGTGGAGCGTGGACGACAATCCGCAAGCTGGTAGAGGCTGCGGTCCGCTCCCGGTCTGCGTCCACGCCGGCCGTTGGCTGTCGCGAGTGCAACGAAGTCTGCCCGACCGGTGATCTCCCTTGCTCAGATGCCGACCGGCGCAGGCCTGCGCGCGGCGGAGCCGGCTGCTGCCGGCGGTGCGCCCGGCACGCCGAGGCGCTCCGGATCGTGGAGCGGAACCGGGAGCGCCGGGCCGACGGGTCGCTGGCCGCCAACCTCAAGACCGGCTGCCCGCCGCGGAATACGCCATGCGCTGAGTGGCACGGCTCCCCGAGATGCTGGGGCGAGCAATGCTCGCCGTGCAAGGGCTTCAAGAAGCCGCCCAAGACCGCGGAGGATGATGATGGCTGACCGGCCAACCTCCCGCGCGCTCAACGCCGAGCGCCTCTTTCCCGGCCAGCTCGCGCGGCTGGTCAACGCGGCCGCGCCCAACACGATCACCGCGCGGCAGATCGCCTACCACCTTTTCACCGCCAAGTTCCCCCTGGGCCGCGGCCGCCGGATCCACCTGCTGCTGTATCTCGCCTGGCTCCGCCGGCTGCTGGCCGACGGCAAGCCGCTCAAGCACAAGGACCTGCGCAGCCAGGCGGACATCAAGCGCGCGCTCTCCGCGCAGGGCCGGGACATCGGCCCGATCCCGCCGCCCGCCGACCCGGAACGCCGCGCGGCCTGTCGGCTGGACCTGGCCCGCTTCCTGGTCACCTACCTGCCCGGGACGTTCCCGCTGCCCTTCTCCGCCGACCACCTGCATGTGATCGGCAAGATCCAGACCGCGGCGCTGGCCGGCGGGCTCTTCGCCGAGGCGGTCTTCCGCGGCTTCGGCAAGACCTCCATCCTGGAGGGCGCGGCCATCTGGGCGGCGGTTTACGGCCACCGGCGCTTCGTGGCCATCATCGCTGCCGACCACACCGCCGGGACCGACATCATCGACGCGATCAAGGCCGAACTGGAGGACAACGACCTGCTCGCCGCCGACTTCCCGGAGGTCTGCCTGCCGGCGCGGGCGCTCGAAGGCATCGCCCATCGCTGTCCCGGCCAGACCTCCGGCGGCAAGCCGACCAAGATCGAATGGCGCGCCAACGTCCTGGTGCTGCCGGCCATCCCCGGGGCTGCCTCTGCTGGCGTCGTGCTCAAAAGCTACGGGCTGACCGGGCGGCTGCGCGGCATGAACCACAAGCATCCGGACGGCACGGCGGTGCGCCCGGACTTCGTGCTGCTCGACGACCCGCAGACCGACCAGTCGGCGAAGTCCCCGTCGCAGTGCGCCACCCGCGAGGAGCTGGTCACCGGCGCGGTCCTGGGCCTGGGCGGGCACACCCAGAAGCTCTTCGGGGTGATCGCCTGCACCATCATCCGGCGCGGGGACATGGCCGACCGGCTCTTGAACCACGAGGCCCACCCGGAGTGGCAGGGCGACATCCTGCCCATGGTCCGCAAGTGGGCCGACCGCCACGAGGACCTGTGGTTGAAAGAGTACGCCGAGTTCCGCCGGCGGGACATCGCCGACGCCGAGGGCGGCCGCGACGCGGCCGTGCGCCTGGCCACCGCGTTCTACGCGGCCAACCGCGCGGCGATGGACGCCGGCTGCGAGGTCTCCTGGCAGCACTGCAAGGAACCCGGCGAGCTCTCGGCGATCCAGCACGCTTATAACCTGTTCATCGACCGCGGCGAAAAGGTCTTCATGGCCGAGTACCAGAACGCCCCGCTCGACGAGTTCCAGGGCGTCGAGCCGGCGCTGGAGCCCCGGGACATCCTGGCCAAGCTCAACAACCTGCCCAGGTATACGGCGGAGCACGGCGCCTCCGCGGTCGCGGCCTTCGTGGACTGCGGCTCGACCTCGCACGTTCACTGGCTGACCTGCTGGTTTGGCGATGGTTTCACCGGCGGCGCGCTCGACCGCGGCGTCCTGCCGGTGACCCGCGGCAAGTGGGGCGTGGAGGCGGCGCTGCGCGCGACGCTGACCCAGGCGGTCGGCGCGATCTGCGGCCGCGCCTACCCGGTGGTCGGCGGCGGCGAGCTCCGGGTGGCGCTCTGCGCGGTGGACTCCGGCTGGATGGCCCGCGACGTGGTCTACCCGTTCTGCCGGCAGAGCCCGTTCGCGTCGGTGCTGGTGCCCACCAAGGGCCAGGGCGGCGAGCTGGAGCTCCGCGCGCCGCGGCTCTGCGCCCGGCGCGACCAGGGCGACGGCTGGTACCACGCGCTGACCCTCCAGCGCGACGCGCGGCTGCTCATGTACAACACCGACCGCTGGAAGACCTTCGCCGAGCAGCGCCTGCGCACGCCCATGGGCGGCCGCGGCTGCTTCTCGCTGTGGGGGGACAAGGCCGAGGAGCACCGGGCGCTGGCGGAGCAGTTCACCAGCGAGCGTCCGGAATCCAAGACCAAGAAGACCGGCGACGTGTTCGCCAAGTGGACCTGCCTGCCCGGCCGCGAGAATCACGGCTGGGATTGCCTCGTGGGCTGCCACGTCGCCGCGGCCCGGCTGGGCGTGACGCTGGATTCCGAAAACCTGACGGCCCGGGGGGGCGCGAAGGAAAAGCGGACATGGTCGGAACGTCGGGTGCGCCGGTGAGCGGCGAGCTGCCGGGCAAGGGGCTCGTGTGCCCGGATTGCGGGGCCAACGATACCTTCGTGGTTGAAACCAAGCCGCGATTCGGCCGGATTTATCGGCGCCGAGAGTGCCGGGCCTGCGGCCGGCGCTGGACCACCTGCGAGATAGACCGGGCGCTCCTGGCCGACAAAAATGGGGCCGAAAAGCAGAAAGACCCCCACTAATAGGGTCTTTTCGGGATTTTGGGCGAAATTTCTTGACTTGCCCGGGGCCCATAGGTCAAACTGTAGGCAGAGACGCAGCGATTCTTTCGCGGGAGGGTGGGGCATGAGGTGAGCGCGGGCCGGGGCTGAGCGCGGCGACCGATCCTCGCAAGCGGCGGCGACATCCGAGATAGTCGGCGGGCTTTGTGGAGCCACAACTTCACGAGCCCGCTTTCTTTTTGGACCCGGCCTGGCGCCCCTCAAGACCTGGAGGCCGGATGGCGACAGATCCGCAGACGATCATCGACGCCATTGACGCGGCGATCCTGGCCATGGTCGCCGGCGGCGGGGCCCAGTCCCTGACCTTCGAGGGCCGCTCGATCACCTACACCGACCTGGAGCAGCTCCGCAAGGCCCGCGCCTTCTATGCCTCGCTGACTTCTTCGGCGGCCATCGACGGCAGCGCCAGTCGGCCGGTCAAGGTCTTCGGGATCCGCATGGGGAGAGCGGAGTGAGCAAGCGCGAGGCTCCGGCCGGCCAGGGCAAGCCGGCGCTTTCGCTGCGCACGCCCGGCCAGCGCGCGGCCTTCGACGCCGGCCGCAAGTACCAGACCCGGGCGGCGCGCGTCGAGGCCGGCGGCTCAGCCCGCGCCGAACTACTGCCAGTCAAGGTGCTGCGCAGTCAGCCGCAGCGCCGGGCCTTCATGGCCGGCCGGATGTTCGAGGCCGCCAAAACCACCCGCGTCAACCAGAAGCACTGGACCAAGGCGGTCACGCTCGACGCCGAAAGCGGCATCGGCCCCTCGCGGCTGGACCTCCGTAACCGCAGCCGCTATGAGTTCTACAACGGCGGCTACGCCCGGGGCATCGTCAAGACCTGGCGCGCCGACGCCCTGGGCTACGAGGGCCCGGCGCTCAAGGTCCGCTCCATCAAGCTCGGCGCCGGGCGCGACGAGGACGGCGCCTACCCGGAAGACGAGGAGTTCAACGACGCCCTGGAGTGGGGCTGGTATGACTGGTGCGAGGTCTGCGACCTCGCCGGCCAGCAGGAGTTCGCCGACCTGTTCGGCGCGCGCGTCGAGGAGCTCTGGACCGCCGGGGAGTTTTTCATCCAGCTCTGCTACGATCCGGCCGCGCGCAGCCCGGTCAAGCTCCGCCTGCTGGTCATCGAGCCGGACCGGGTGGGCACGCCGTACTCGATGGTCGGCGCGCCGGACGTGCACGACGGCATCAAGACCGACGCCAACGGCAAGCCCCTCGAATACTACGTGCTCAAGCGCCACCCGGGCAGCCTGCTGGCCGCCGCGGCCACCGGCGAATACGAGACGATCCCGGCCCGGGACATGATCCACGTCTACGTCAAGGAGCGCGCCGGCCAGGTCCGCGGCTATCCCTGGCTGGGGCCGACCCTGGAGGTCTGGGCCCAGCTCCGCGACTACGTCGGCGACACCATGCTGGCCGCCCGCGTCGCCGCGATGTTCTCCGGCTTCATCTTCACCGACCATCCGACGCTGGAGCTCGACGATCTGGCCGGCGAGCTGCCTATCTTCGACATGGAGCCCGGGACGCTGACCACCTTGCCGGCCGGCTGGAAGTTCGCGCAGAGCACGCCCTCGCATCCGGCGACCACCTTCCGCGAGTTCAAGCGCGAGCAGCTCGCCGAGGCCGGCCGGCCGGAGGGCGTGCCCTACCTCAAGATCGCCGCCGACGCCGCCGGCCACAACTACAGCTCGGCGCGCTTCGACGACCAGGGCTACTGGAGCCAGCAGGGCTCCAAGCAGGGCTGGCTTTCGCGCGTCTGCCTCAAGCGCCTGCTGCGCCGGGTCGCCGACGAGCTCCGCCTGGCGGCCATGCTGCGCGAGGTCGCGCGCTGGTGGCCGGCGTGGGTCTGGCCGGCGCCGCGGCACGTGGACCCGGGCAAGGAGGCGGACGGCGCCCGCGGCCGGCTGGCGATCATCACCAGCACCCACGACCGCGAGTGCATGGCCAACGGCCTTGATCCTGACGAAGTGCTCGCTTCCGCGGCCCGGACCCGCCGGCGCTGCCTCAAGCTCGGCCTGCCCGATCCTTACGCAGTCGCCGCGAAGATCCCGCCGGCCCAGGCTGCGCCGGAGCCCAGGCAGTCGGACAAGTCCGGGGACGCAGACCAAGGAGCCGCCGATGAATGACCGCCGCTCGATGCTTCGCGCCGATGACGCCCGGACCGACCTGCTCTGCCTGGCCGCCGGGCCCGGTTCCGTCGAGATCCGGGCCGCGGAGCCCGCCGCCGCCGGCGGGCCGGCCAAGCTGCCCCGGCTGCTCATGCGCGTCTACACCGGCGGCGTGATCATGCAGACCATCATCTTCGCCAGCGGGCGCTTCTACAGCGGCCCGGTGGTCGCGGACCTTGCCGGAATGCAGCTCCCGGCCGGCCCATCCCCGGTGCTCCTGGACCACGACTCGCACCAGGTCATCGGCCACGGCCAGGCGGCGATCTCCGCCGGCGTCCTCTCGCTGGAAGGCGTGGTCTCGGGCACCGGCCTGGCCGCCCAGGAGTTCCTGGCCAACAGCAAGAATGGCTTCCCTTACCAGGCGTCGCTTGGCGCCCGGGTGCTGGTCGCCGAGGACGTGGACCCCGGCGTCGAGGTCCAGGTCAACGGCCAGACCTTCACCGGGCCCCTGCTGATCGCCCGGCAAACAGAATTCGGCGAAGCGTCCATCGTTCCGCTCGGCGCGGACCGAGACACTTCGGCGCGGGTTGCGGCCTCTAAGAAGGAGAGCGCGATGGACCCGAAGTTCGTTGCATGGTTGCAGGCCAAGGGCCACAAGCCCGAGGCGCTGAATGAGGCCCAGCTCGTGAGCCTCAAAACCGAGTGGGAGGCCGAGGTCAAGGCCAAGGCCACGCCCGCGCCGGTCCCGGCCCCGGTGCCGGCCCCTGCGCCGGCGCCGGCCCCCGACCAGGCGGTCATCAGGGCCGCCGCAGACGCCGCGGTCCGGGCGGAACGCGAGCGGGTCGCCGGGATCCGCGCCTCCGCCGCGGGGCTGGACATCGCCGTTGAGGCGGTGGACGCGGCCATCACCGCTGGGGAGAGCGTCGAGCAGGCCAACGGCCGGTTCCTGGCTGCGGTGCGCACCCGGACGCCCAGCGTCGGCGCCCCGGCCATCGGCAGCTCGGAGCAGCTCCAGGCCCGGACCATCGAGGCCGGCATGTGCCTGGCCTTCCAGCGCGAGCTCCGGCTCGACGACGCCGCGCTGACCCGCCAGTACGGCGAGCAGACCCTGAATGCGGCGGACGGGCTCCGGCGCATGCGCCTGACCGAGTTCATGGAGCTCTGCGCCCGGGCGGAAGGCATCCGCCTGCCCATGGGCCGCGGCTCCGAGGCTTGGATCCGCGCGGCCTTCAGCTCGGTGACCCTGCCGGGCATCCTCGGCGCGGTCGCCAACAAGGCGCTGCTGGCCGCCTACCAGGCGGTGCCCTCGGCGGCGCGGCAGATCTGCAAGATCGGGCGGGTCTCCGACTTCAAGACCCACACCCGTTACCGCCTGACCGGGAACATGACCTTCCAGAAGGTCAGCCCGGGCGGCGAGCTGCCCCACGGCGAGCTCGGCGAGCAGTCCTTCACCCAGAAGGCCGACACCTACGGGATCTACTTCCAGCTCACCCGCCAGGACGTGGTCAACGACGACCTGGGCGCCTTCCTGGAGATTCCCAACCACATCGGCCGCGGGTCAGCGATCTCCATCGAGGAGATCTTCTTCACGCTGCTGCTGGCCAACACCGGCAGCTTCTTCGGCTCCGGCAACGCCAACATCTACGCCAACGCGGCCGCCGGCCTGGGCGACGCGGCGCTGGGCGTAATGGTCGGGCAGATGCGCGACCAGACCGACGCGCACGGCAAGCCCATGCTGGTCGAGCCGGCCATCCTGCTCGCGCCCACGGCGCTCATGCCGCTGGCCGAGCGGATCTACAAGAGCCAGAACCTGCTCGTGACCAGGCAGATCACCGCGACCACGACCGAACTGGTCGCTGGCGATGCCAACACCTATGCCGGCAAGTACAAGCCGGTGACCTCGCCGTACTTGTCCAACAGCGCCTTCCACGCCAACTACAGCGCCGTGGACTGGTACCTCTTCGCCGACCCGGCGGTGCTGGCGGCGTTCGAGATCGCCTTCCTGAACGGCAACGAGGCCCCGGTGGTCGAGCGCGTCGATGTCCCGCCGAACGTGCTGGGCATCGGCTTCCGCGGCTACCACGACGTGGGCGTGGCCGCCCTGGACCCGCGCGGCGCACAAAAGGCCGACGTGGGCTGAGGAGGGGACTGACAGCGACTGACCCGGCGGGGGCCGGCGGTCGGCCCCCGCCAAGCTGCACGACAGCGACGAAAACGAGCAGGAGGAAAAGCTCATGAGTGCTCCCAAGGCCCAGATGTTCAAGACGGGCGCGGCGCTCGATTATACCGCCGGAGCCGACAAGCTCGGCGGGGCGGTGGTCGAGGTTGACGCCGGACTCTGCGGCGTCCTGGTGGACGACGTGGCCAACGGCCTGGTCGGTTCGGCCCAGGTCGAAGGCGTGGTCAAGGTCGAGAAGGCCCAGGTGGCCATCGTCGCCGGAGAGGACATCTTCTTCGACGTCAACGGCAGCCCGTACCTGGGGACCGCCAGCAGCGGTTGCGCGACCAACGTGCCGAGCAACGACAGCGGGGATCTGTGGATGGGCACGGCGCTGGCCGCCGCAGCCTCCACCGCCAAGACCTGCTACGTGGTGCTCAACAAGCTCGGGCAGAAGGCCGGCCGCAAGATCGGCTCCTCGGCCACCCCCGAGGCCTGGAACGGCCTCGACGAGTGGGAGGAAATCCTGCTCGCCTCCAGCCTGGCCACCGTGGCCAAGCCGGCGCGCCGGATCAAGGTCAGCACGTCGGTCGACATGACCGCCGGGCAGCTCACCGCCGAGTACGTCAGCGCCACGGCCGGCGACGGGCTGGACGCGGCCGGCATCCGCGCCCTGTGGGTCGGCGCCGGCATGAAGGGCAGCGCTGGCGTGGCCCTGGCCACCGCGGCCGTGCCGCACTGCGCTGCCTACATGAAGATCGAGGACGACTACGCCACCGGCGGGCAGGCCGTGGGCGGTCCGACCTGGACCGGCGCGGTCGCTTCCCTGGTCTTGGCTGCGCAGGTCAGCTCCAACCCGACCGGCGCGTTCGACGCCATCCTGCTCGACTGCCAGTCGGCGGTCAACGGGACGCCGGCGCCGTGGGACGCCATCATCCACGTCCTGTCCGGCGGGCAGAACGGCAGCATCGTCAACCTCATCCAGTTCGACGCCGCGTCGGCCTGTGCGGTGGTCGGTGCCGGGACGTACAGCACCGCCGACGGCTACTTCGTGGTCAAGGTGGGGGCCAACACCTACCGCGTGCCGTTCTTCACGGCCGTCGACTAAACCCCAGCCGTATCCCCGGGGCGGGCCTCGTGGTCCGCCCCGGGATTCCCGGTCCCCCGGAAAAGGAGACAAGCACATGAGCACCACGATCCAGATGCAGGCCAAAGCGGCAGAAACCCAGGGACAGATCCGCAATCTCCAGGCCCAGCTCTTCGCGGTCGGCGTCCGCGAGGAGGTCCTGGCCAAGGAACGCCAGGCGGTGGAGCGCGAGCTGGCCGGCGCCATTGGCCGGCTGAGCGCCTGGACCGAGGCCCGGCAGATCGCCGTGGCCGCCGAGAAGCAGGCCGCAGCCAAGGCCCAGGGCGGCCCGGTGGCCGCTCCGGAGGCCGAGGCCCCGGCGGCTGAGGGGTAATGATCGTGGTGGCGGGTCCGGTCCTGGTCTCTTTCCGGGGGCCAGGCCGGCCCGTTGCCCAAACTGAAAGGAACTTCGCATGAACTGCCCGGAATGCAAGAGTGAGAACGTGGAGTTTGCCGGCCAGCCGCTCGTGAACGTCGGCAAGGTGGTCTACGGCAAGCGCTGCAAGCAGTGCGGCCATTTCTGGAGCGACGAGGTCGCTCCCAAGCCTGAGCCGGCGCCGCTGCCCAAGCTGACCGCCCCGGCGCCCGCGGCGGATCTCCAGGGCGTGCCCCCGGCGCCCCCGCCGCCGCTGGTCATCCCGCCCGCTGCCCCGCCGGCTGCCGGCAAGGGTAAGGGCAAGGCCAAGGGCCAGAAGCAGCCCTAGTCAGGGCCCCCGCCCGTGTCCGACTCGCCGTTCCAGACCGCCGCCAAGGCCGCGCTGCCGGCGTTCTACACGCTCGCTGCCGAGCTGGTGACCTACAAGCGCGCCGCGGCGCAGGTCCAGCTCACCGCACTCCGCAACCGCCAGGGCGCGGACATGGTTGACACCCAGGGGGTCTACGCGCGCGCTTCGCGACTGGAGTTCACGTTCAAGCGGGCTGACTTGGTGCTCGGCGGGAGCCTCGCCGAACCGGCCCGCGGCGACACCATCACCGACGCGGCCGGCGTGGTCTACGACGTCCAGGCCGACGTCGAGCGGCTGGAAGACACCGCGGAGTGGCGGGTCCCGGTCCGCGAGGTGGACGCATGAGCGCGCCCATGACCGTGCCGGAGTTCAACGCCTGGCTTGGGCGGCTCCGGCAGTTCCGCAAGACCGTCCAGCGCGGCGCGCTCCAGCACATCGGCAAATACCTGCGCATGGAGCACAAGGCCCGGCTGAAGGCCCACGTGGACCCGGAGGGCCGGCCCTGGCCGGAGACGTTCTTCGCGCCGCGGCCGCGGGTGGGCGAGCGCGCCCCGATGATCGTCTCCCGGGGGCCGCTGCCGACCATCGGACCCAAGGACCGGCTCCAGAGCGCGCGCACCGGCTCCTACCCGGCGGTGGTAGTGGAGCAGATCCGGACGGCGGCGGGCAAGCGGCGCGCGGTGGCCTTCCGCGAGCGCTACGGCCCGCCGTTCAAGGGCGAGAAGGCCCTGATCCGGACCGCCGGCAAGCGCAAGGCCAAGAAGATTTGGGAGTTCCTGACCACGGCGGGGCGCTCCGTGCGGATCTCCGAGGGCCGGCTGGAGTACGGCTACACGCCGGGCACCCGGTGGATCGAAGCGCTCCAGAACGGCGGTCAGTACCGCGAGGGGTCGAGCCGCGGCGTGGTGGCCAGCATCGTGCGCTTTTTCCGCGGCGCGGCCCGCGTGCCGCCGCGGGGGATGGTCGGCTGGAGCCCGGAGAACATCGCCTACGTCGAGAAATACCTGGCCGACCGCTACCAGGAGTACGCGAACAAGGAAGCCTGAGACCGAAAGGAGCTTCACCATGGCCCCCAAACTCAAGACCGCCTCGATCTTCGCCGCCGTCGCGCTGGCCTCCTGCCTGGCCATCGGCCAGGTCGGCTGCCTGACGCCGGCGCAGCAGGCCGCCCAGACCAGCTTCGTGCAGGCGCTCGACAAGGACACGGCCACGCTGGCGAGTCTCAAGGCCGAGGTCGGCAAGTACCGGGCCGAACTCGCGGCCATCGCCGCCGACGTGAAGGCCGGGCGGATCCCCGCGGCCAGCGGCCTGGCCCTGGCCGACAAGATCATGGCCAACATGGAAATCACCCTGGCCAAGATCGGCGAGGTGGAGGCCTCCATCGCCGGCACCCGCAAGGCGCTGGCCGACCTGAAAGCCTCCGGGGCGCCGTGGTACGCCTACGCCGGGCCGATTGGGCTGACCCTCATGCAACTGCTGGGCACCTTCGTGCCGCAACTGAGCTTCCTGGTCCCGGTGGCCGGCGCCCTGAAGGGCCAATTGGCCTCCACGCAGACCAAACTGGCCGTGACCACCGAGGTGGCCGGCTCGCTGTCGCGCACGCTCGATGCGCTGCCGAAGGTGGAGGCGGAGGGCCTGCCGAAAGTACCGGTCCTGGCCCGGGCCAAGGAGGATCTGCTGGTCCGCGAGCAGGCCGCCGACGAGCTGGCCACCAAGGCCGACTACGACGCGATCCGCGCCCTGGCCAAGGCCGGCGCGATCTGAGGAGCCGCCCATGCCCGACCAATCCCCGAGCTGGCAGGAGTGCCAGGCTGCGCGGATGGCCTGCCAGGAGGCCATCCACCGCCGGCTGGACGGCCTCCAGGGGCGGGTTGACGGCCAGCACCAGGAGGTGCTCGACCGCCTGCTGGAGATCAAGGTCGGCATCGCCGAGCGCGCCGGCCGGGAGACGGGCGCGCACCAGGCGGTGCGGCGCTGGTCATGGAAGGAAGTCGGCGCGGCCGTCGCGGTGGTCTCCGCGGCGGTGGCCGCCGCGGTGGTGGCCGCCTGGCGGCTGGCGGTCAAGGCGGCCGGAGGCTGACCATGCCGCGCGTCCACGCCCCCATCGCCTCGCCCGGCCTGGCGACGCTCCGCGGCCGGCTGCACGACGCCGGCCTGGAGCTCACTCCGCGGGAGGCCGCCTATCTGCTGGTGGCCACCGGCCTGCCCATGGTCCACCATCCCGGAGTGTGCACCGGCTGCGGCCTGATCGGCGTGGTCTTCTGCGGCGCCGGCACGCCCTGGGGCCAGGCCTATTGCGTGGACTGCCTGATCGTCCGGAGTGATCGGTCCACTTCGTTCACTCCGTCCACCGGTGCTCCGTGACCCGCTCCGATTACGAGGCGCTCCAGGCGCGTGAGCGCGGCCTGACCGTCCCGGAGATGGCCGCGCGGGGGTTTCACTCGGCCAGGAGCCGGGAGGACCCTTGCGGCTGGCAGTGCTTCGCGGTGCCTCCGGACCTGGACCGGCGGGAGGTCGCCGGGATGCTCCGCGACTTCGCCGGCCTGGACCCGCGGCCCTTCGGCGCTCCGGCTGCCTCCTCCGGAGGCGGCGATGATTGATCTGGCCCTCCTGACCGCGCGGGCGGGGGCGCTCGACGCGCTGCCGGCCCTCTGCTTCGCCGCGCTCCTGGCCCTGGCCGCCGCCGCCTGGCAGCTCGACGCCCTGATGCACTTCGAGGCCCTCGGCCGCAGCGATCTGGACGACCGGCCCAAGTACAAGGCGGCCAAGCCATGACCCCCGCGCTGGCCTGGGTCTTCGCCGCGCTGGGGCTGGCCGGCACGTTGGCCAACATCTGGAAGCGGCCCTGGTGCTTCCTGCTCTGGCTGCCGGGGAACGTCGGGCTGGCGATCCACAATGCCGCCCGGCAGGACTGGCCCCAGGCCGCGCTCTTCGCGGTCTACACCGGGCTGGCCGTCTGGGGGTGGACGAAGTGGACAAGGATAAACCGGAAGAAGGCCCGTGGCGATGAAAGCCAAGGATGATTCCATGGCCCGGCTGATGGCGGCCGCCGCCAACCCGCCGGGCGAGAAGGACCTGGTCCGGGCCAACCGCAAGCTCGCCCAGGAGGTCCGGCGCCGCGACAACGCCCTGGCCGCCGCCGGCGTGCTCTCCGCGGGGAGGGGGCGCTGATGGCGCTGTACTTGGCGTTGCCGGCCGACCTTGCCAACCTGCCCATTGGCGCGGAGTACCGCGTCCTCGCCGAGCGGCCGGACCTGTTCGCCGGCAAGATTCTGGTTGAGACCCGCGCCGCGGTCACGGTTGCCGGCTTCTCGGCTGGCCCGAAAGCCTATCCTAACGGCGTGGACGTACTGGCCGGTTGCGCGGCCGAGTGGCGGAGGGCGGAGGCCGCGAAAGACCCGCTCCCCGCTGTGTCTGATGCTGAGATTCTGGCGGTGGTCAAGTTGCGCGGCTTGAAGACCGCGCAGGCGGTGCCCCTTGGCTAACACCTACGTTGACCCCAACTTCGACGTTAATGCCAGCGCGACCGTTGCCGACCTGACCACCCTGAAAGGCTCGGCCCCGGACGCTGACGACAAAATCTACGTCTACAACGGCGCGACACTCACCGTCGAGAGCGCCCTGACCTGCCTGCTGATTTCCCTCGGCGAGACCTCCGCTGGGGCGGCCACCGATGGCCAACGCCGGGGGAACCTGACCGTCAATGCCGGGGTGACCATCACCTTCACCGGCAACGCCACGGCGACAAACAGCGGTATCAAGAGCGCCCCGGCAAGCGCGCCGGGGACGGCGAACGAAAGCAAATCGAATACTCTCACGATAAACGGGACTGCCGCCAATCCGGTGATATTCACAAACGCTGGCGGGGCCTGGAGTGCCACCCAGCGCCATAAGGTTCACTTTTACTATGGGATTATTGCCGCATGGGACAACCTTGAAATCCGATACCCCTCCACCGGCAATGTAGACCCATGTGTAGACTTAGGACTCAATGACGTTTACACCGTTTCCACGTCTCGCGTACTTGGAGTGTGGAAGGTGGTTTGCGGCGACCTTGGCGCAAACGAAATAATACTCCGACCCCGTTATGCCGCGTCCCTCCCACTAAACTATGGGCGATTTACGATTGATGCCAGTGGCGTAGTCACGGCGGATGGCAGAATGATCGCTCTCTTCACACACAACAGCAACCCAACGCACAGTATCGAGGGTTCTTTGTATATAATTCCGTCGGCAACCAAGTATTATTATCTGAGGTGGCTGGGGGACCACCGGTCTGCCGCCAATGCGCCGTTCTACACCAATCATGCGCGGGGAAGCTTTACGGCCGACATCCGCCCCAACGTCACCGCCCCCACCGGCCTGGCCATCGCCGACCTCGGCAACGGCAAGGGCGGGCTGGCGACCATCACCAACTCGGGCAGCTACGCGGCAACGGACATTCTCAGGGTCTACGCCAGCGACGGGACCACCGTCATCGGCTGCGGGACTTTCGCGGAGTACACCGCCAACTCGGGAATCATCTGCGGCAACGTGACGCTCGGCTCGGCTCGCACCGGCGACAAGTGCCGGGCGACCTCCGACAACTACGTTTACAGTGACTTCCAGGGCGCGGTCAACTGGACGCCGACCAAGCGCACCGTGCCGGCCGTTGGAAAGGTCATGGCCGACGCGGGCCAGTTCGGCGACCTCGGGACCGAACTGACCCCGACGCTCCCGCTGGCCAGCGTGATTCCAAGCGCCGGCGGCACGGCCGACCTCCCGGCCATCGGCAACGTGCGCGATACCGACACGCTCCTGACGGTCACCGGCACCCTGCTCTCAACCAAGATGCTCAAGTCCAATGCGACCGGAGACGGCGCCGGCTCCTACAACGATGACAACCTGGCCGACGGCAACGTGCGCCCCGTGGCCTACGGCGTCGGACACACCGGCGACCTCGCAAACCTCGTCGCTACCGACGCCGCGTATGCCGCGCTGGAAGCGACCTCCGGCCGGAACCAAGTCCCCGACCTCGCCAAGATTCCCGCGGTGGCCGGCGGCGGCCCGGCGGCCTGGAACCAGTTGGGCGTCTCCCGCATTGGCACCCGCGACCTGGCGCAGGAGAACACGGACCCCGGCGTCGCCCATGTCATGGTGGGGAATGACTACAAGATTCTCAACGCGAGCAAGACCGCCGCGCTGGCCCTTGCCAACGTCCTGGTCGCCGCCGGCGGCACGGCCATCGAGGAGAGCCACGCCAACGGCGACGTGCGTTTCGGTGTCGGCTCGGGCACCTGCAAGGTCCCCGGCAAGGCCGACGTGCGTAAGGACGTGCCGGTGGATGTTGCCGACGCCGGGCTGGTCAACGTCCCCGCCGCCGGCAAGGTGGTCTCCGGCGAGCCGGTTGACCAGGGCGTGGGCACCCGCGTGGACGCCGACCCGGACAACGTGCTCGTGGACTCGGGCGAGTACGGCGACCCGGATGACCCGCTGGTCCCGGCCTACGAGCCGCCGGTCTCCGCGCCGGACGGCAGTTTCGGCGGCTCGTTGAGGAAGGTGCTCTGATGGGCGCCCCGCCGGTCTCCCATAGTGAGTTCGCCGTCGGCGAGACGCTCGACGTGAGCGGGCTGACCATCACGCTCGACCAGACCTCCGCCGGCGTCGACGTGTTGGTAGAGATCCGCGACCTGGCCACCGGCCTGACGGTCGAGACGCTCTTGGACGCCGCCAAGGACTTCACCGCCGACGTGGCCCGCGGCCTGAGCGACATGGGCGCGGCGAATTACCTCTGCGACACGGCCGGCGAGTTCTGCCTGCGGCGGAGCATTTCCGGCGGCACGCCGGCCATCGAGGCCGAGAGTTCCGACTACGGCTTCACCGTCGAGGCGCCGGCGGCCGCGCCCGGTGCGCCGGGCTGGGGCTCTCCGCCGACCACCCCCGGCGACGGAACG